GAAAATTGTGTCCGCCGTCAGAGTTCCATCAGGAGCTATATGAGTATTGCTAGTTCCTGTGCATTGGTCGGCAAGCCTCCAAGTTGATAATGGAAATGCAGACTTAGGATTAGCAAAATCATTTGGATCTTGGATGCTGTATAAATTATTTAGAAAAATAGGGTATATTGAATAAGTAGTATCTAATTTAGATCCCCACAGAGTCAGATCTTGGGCTACTCCGTCCGCCTCACCAGGGTAATGCCTAATCCTGAATTGATCGCTTTTTCCACTGTAGTCTTTAAAACCAATGACCTCAACAAACCAATAATCACCAACGGAAGTTACTCTAATATTATCTTTGGTGTATGTAGAAGGTCCTTGTGAAAAAGTTTGTCCTTCTGTTACAGTTACAGCGCCAGTGTCTAAAAAGGTTGTAAATTCGATTTGTTCTTTTACAACGGAGCCCGAGTTGACCATAAAGTAAACGATGGTTTTCGAATTATATAAGTTATTGTAGTCTTTCCTCATGTAGACCGAATACTTATATTCTACAGAACCCTTGCTCGGAAAGATTGAAACATCCTGTTTAATATTGTCGGTGAATGGGTCTCCGCCGTTGGAGAAAATTGTGTCCGCCGTCAGAGTTCCATCAGGAGCTATATGAGTATTGCTAGTTCCTGTGCAGTCTTGAAAGAACTGCCAAGAAGAATCAGGGCCAACAAAATTATTTGAATCTTGAAGTATATTAAAGGTCGTAGAAGAAACTAAACAGTTTAGATTAAGTTTTTTATTAAATGGATTTGGTGAATCTGGTAAAGAATCGGTCCCCCAAAGTATTGATGAAGTTATAGAATTATTTACATCTGATTGTTGTTTAGTAGTAACTACGACTGGATTAGGATTTGAAATAAAATATTTAATTTTTTCTTCTAAAAGTTCATGAGCATTTTTTAAATACCCACCTGTTCCTTTACCAAAAGATATAGCTTGAATTGTATAGTTAGATGTATCTAATATGGATGATGCGCTAGGGATGTCCTCATATGCGCGAGGAGCAGTCATTATATCTGCTAACAAAGATCCAGCAGAATCTACAACCATATTACTGTCCTTATAGACAGTTTTATCTCCAACAATAACTTCTATTTCGCCTCTCATATTAGTTTATAAATGTTACTGAACTCACTTGGAATGAGTAATTTGTTGCATTTAATGAATTATCATCTAGTGCATTCTTTTCGTGTATATGCCAATATGGCGATAATCTATAATTTAGTCTTGATCCTCCACTAGTCTCCAATAAGCTATCTCCTGCAACTAATGTTCTAGATGGAATTGGGTTGAAGTAGGTTACGTTAGTAGCATCTACCCTTCTAGGAACTATAATACCGTTAAAGAATTTAAGAATTTCATAAAGCTCATCTTTTTCTAGCTCTACTGTATCCTCATCTACAAAAGGCATATTTGGTCTTTGGCTTTCTTCTCCAAATCCTAAAGGAACTCCAGCCCATTCTCTAAGGGTCATGTCTTGTAGTTCTACACTATCAAGAAGTAAGTATTTTGAATTAGAGGGAGGCTTTAAGAAAAAGATCTCAACAACGTATTGAGTAGAATCTCCATGCAGTTGCTGTTGGTACTTATAAAATTCCTCTGGAATCTCTGGGACCGCTTCTAGATTGGTAAACTTAGTAAAGTTTTTTGTATTAAATGGAATTGTTATTTGCTTTAAGAAAGATTTAGTAACTGTATTTAAACCTGTATCAACTGTTGGATTTTTTATGTCTAATAAACAAGTTCCTTGATCAGCTAGTGGAGGAACTTCTACATTAAAAGAATAGATATGAGCTAACTGATCCTTTACCTGAGACAACTGTAATGTATTTTCTTTAGTCATTTCCCACTTATTATTAGGAGTCCATGACCAGAACATTCCATTTACAGGTTTAGTATGAATCCAAACCCCAACAGATCCTCCACCATACTCTTGCTTCGTTTCATCAGCAATTAAAGCATTTAATCTAAGTTCAAAATCGTGATCTTTTATAAACTTATTTCCTATAGAAATGGTGTTTCCATCTTTATCTAATCTTTGACCATAAGAATTTAAATCGAAACGTATTCTAGGAAAACTGTTAACTGTTTTAAATTTTATTACTGTATTTTCAATTAGATAATTTTCACTAAAGTTTGTTTTAAAAGATTTATCAATATTAAAAATAAAGAACTTGTTATTTTCAGAACTACCAGAAGTATCTACAAATTCAATTCCACTTAGTATATGAGGGTTCCTTAATTCAGCATGATTAGCTGTTCCTTGACTGAAAGGTTTATTCACAGGAACAACAGTATCCCCATCTGAACTAGCTATAAAATATCCACTATTTGTTTTTGTGATTGCAGAAGCAGAATCTAAGCTAGAAGCTATGTAGCCTGTTGCTGCTGATCCAGCTATATCAAAATCACAGTTAAACAGCCCTTTAGAGAAGGTATGAGCAATAATGGTTGCTCCCGTCTCATTCAAATCATTAGTTGCATGTTGTGCAAAATCTTGAGTATAGTTTTTGTATAGTTTATGTAACCCAGATCCAAATTTAAAGTTCTCATAATCGCTAAAAGAATTTACAATCAATCCGCTCGCTATAAACTTATTAGCTTCACTTTGGATAATGTTTTTCCAGTTACTATCAACAGATATTGCATTTATAGAATCTGAAATAGATAAAGCATCATCATTTTCTTTTATATAATTTTCTGCGTATCTTTGAGCTATTCTTTCAAAGACAGAATGCATCTTTGCAATTATAGGAATCGTTTGACCTCTATCAACATATTTATCAATAGAAGACGTAATCTCTGGCATTTTAGAATCGGATCCTAAAACATTCAAACCTCTGAATGGGAAAGTGTTGCTTGTGTCCACTCCAGAAAAAGTTCTAGAAGAATTTAAATTCTCGCAGTAAGCCCAAACTCCACTTGGATTTGCCGCGTCTACAACTGGATAGAATTGACCCGCTGATGGAATATATCCTAGAGTTAAAACATTTAAACTAGACGTATTGCTGTTTTCTAGAACAGATGGATCAAAAGTTACAGGACCGTTGAAACCAGTCCTATCGTAATAACCATCAATTGGAAAGATTCCTCTAAAGTTTCTTCTTCTTAGATTATTTCTAGGTACATCTACTGAAGGCAAGCCTAGCTCATCTACTGAGCTAAAGAAAGGAAGATCTTTATTATCATCGGCTTGAGATCTCTTGAAAGTAGGTAAACCTTCCCTACCATCCTTAGCAAAAACATTAGAACCAGAAACTTCGTAACCTTTTAAAACTGCACTTGCTGTATAGTTTTTTGTAAGATCAGACTCAGCAGCTTTAGAATAATTTACATATCCTACGTCTTTTGGATTTAGTTTTACATACTCACTATAAGTATACTCTGGGTAATATTCATTTTCTGCACTTAAATTATAGTTAGCTCGTACCACCGCATGTCCTGGAGCGAACTCTTGAGCTATTTTTGAAATATTTTGAAGGGCGTATTTACCTTCTCCTTCAATAGTGGTGGTTCCAAACGTAAAGTCTAATTCTTCAAAATCAATAAATAAATGAGATGATTTTCCATTCCATAATGGAAGAAGGTTATTTTGGTACTCACTTATAGATGAAACTACAGAATCATAGTTTGGAGGTAACTGTAAAGAAGAGAAGAAAAATAAAAATTCATTATTTAATGAATTTAAACTTGTATTTTGTTTTTCAGTAGAATTTAATAAGAAGGACTCAAATAACTCTAAAAATGAACTTTCAACTCCAAAACAACGAAGTTCAGATTTTATAAAACCGATTAAATCAGTATTTATAGAACAGTCTTGATAATATTTTACTTCTTCAAATGGAGGTATTGGGAAATTAATATGATCTCTGTAATTAAATACAAAGTTAACATCTCCAACTGATTTTAAATAAACAGGATTTAAAGAAGCAGTTGGAGTAGCAAGATAATGCCCTTCACCTAAAGGACCTAAAGAAAATGAATTATCAAATTGAAGCTTTTCTCCTCGATCGTAAGCTAATTGTTTTATAGATTGATAGCCAGGATCAGTAGTCTTTAAAATATAATATGGTTTTTCTCCAGGTTCATTGAATACAGTATAGAGTGTAGTTTCTTTTCCTTGATCATCTAAATTAACTAATTTATTAACAGGCCAAGGTTTATTTTTAAAGTTAAATAGCTCAGGAAACTTTTTATAAGCTCTTAATAAAATAGTATCAGTTACTATTTTTAAATTAGCTTCTAATGATTTTGAATTGTGAACTATTACTCCACTTTTAAAAGCGTTATCTAATGTCCATGTGTTTAAAGTTTTAAAGTAAGGAGAAGCTGTTCCTAAGGAATACCAAACAATAAAAGGAAGATAAGATTCCCATAATTCTTGAGCTTTTCCTGATACATCTAATACAGTCTCTGTAATTAAACTATTAATTGCTAATTGAATAGAATCTAAAGTTCCTTTCTTCTTATATATTTCTACAGCATTTCTTAGCTGATGTCTCCACTTTGAAGGGAATGCACCTTTTAGTTTCCATCCAATAAGGTCTGCAATGTATCTTAAGTAATCTTCATTTACGTTGGCTATATCATATAAGAATCCAATATTTTCAATTTGCTCTGTAATATCAGCCATACTAAATCCCATTGCTTCTTGGAATTTAGTAAATGGACCTTCTATAGAAGTGTCTGTTATTTTTGATCCTATAGAAATAAATGTATCAAAAGCATCTTTTACATAAAAGTCTTTTTCGTCTATTTTATATGGAGAATAGATTACCTCTAGTAAAGTCTCTAAATTATCTAATTTTTGAGTTCCGCTTGTGTATTTTGCTGGAGTTCCGTCACTAGCATCTAGTATTGCGTCAGCAGCTCCTGATACAAAAGTTGTAGGAATAAGCTCTAAGTTTTTGAATGTTGAGCAGGTTTCATAGTTATTCCAAACGTACTTAGTTAATCCTTTTATACCTTCTAAAGTTCCTATTGTATTTCCATTAAATAGAGTTGCTAAAGACTGTGCAACGTAACCAGAAGGCTCCCAACTCAGACCTCCATCTGCGGAAGTATTTAAGAAATAAAACCATCCAAGATTTCTACAAAGAAAGTTATGGACAGATTCTGCTGTTCCTTCTGAAGTTAAGGATGATAAAGTTGCTAAATTACTTTCTAAGTTAGAGCTATCAGATTCTGTGGCAAGCCTTGTAAGTGGAATAAAGGTAGAAGATAGATAATTATAAAACTCTCCAGAGCTATTAAAGTTTGCTAAAGAATTATTTAATGGAATTAGAAAGTTTCTTTCAAACGAAAAAGGAGTAATGTTGAAGTTGTTTTGTTTTACAAAGTACTTACTAATTCCACTTATATCGTTTAAATTTTGAGAGTCTGAGTCATTGATTGAGGATATTGATATTACAGAATTTATATTATTTGCTATATCAATATGTGAGTTTATAATCTTATTAGTCTCGGATAATCCTTCACCACTTAAATTAAAATCCTCTATCTTATAGATTTCTGGAGTTACTATATCCAGAAGATCTTTAAAGTTTCTTTTGAAGAATTTTCTTGGTGATGGATTAAATTTGTTAGTCATTGCAACAGGTTTACATTAATACTAAGGTTATTCAACTGAATAATCTCATTAAATTCAACGGAGATATCTTGATCTAGGTTATCTATGGTAGAAAATCTAACCTCTGGAACTTCAAAAATTACTCTGTTTAGCTCGGGTAAGGAGAGAGATTGTCCAAAATCTCTATTATCTACATTCATGTAATTTAATATTTTATCTCTTACTTTTGTAATAATTATTGACTCATCCTGTTTATCAGAAGAATCTATATTTATTGTTGTTACGAGATCTACAGTTCTTACCAATCCATCAACTATAACTATATCATCAGTTGCCATCTTCTTTTTATTTATGGATTCTAAAAGATCTCTTTTGAAAGTTGATGTTGCTCTTTGAAGTTGTAAATCAGAGGCTTTTTCTAAAAGATAAATATCAATAATATTAGCAGAAGCATAGGCTTTTCTTGTTACAGCAGTAGCTTTTCCTACAGTTCCGAAGGTTCCAGCAAAATTATTAGCAAATACAGCATAATCCTCTAAAGTTACAAGCCTGTCTTGTCTTCTAAATGTCAATGGAGCATATTTCTTTGCTTTTTCTATTGATTCCGCATTCGCTCCTCCAGTTGCTAGATCTGTATTTATTAGAGTACCTTGTATAGTATTAGAAGCGTTATCTAAAACATTCAATTGTTTAGTTATAGAATTTGATCCTACATTACCTCTAGATCCACCACCAACTCTATAAACTATAAAATAACTTGCTGAATCGTCAGGCGAAATTCCAACATTTCCATCTCCGAATACTACCGTAGCTTGATAATCATCATTATAAACTATTTCAAATATCTTATCACTTACACCAGAGGCAAAGAAAATATTATCAACTTGTTCATAGGCTCCAGCTACATTAGCATTAACAGAGTTTAAAAATACTTGAACACTTCCTTCAATAACTGGATATTGACTAAGAGTTACAGTTTTTTGAGATTGAGTAGCCTGAAAATCTCCAGATTCAGTTACTAAAGCACCTTCTAGTAAAACTAAGTTACTAAAAATGGATGAAGTATCATTTTGATTGTCAGATTCTTCAGGATATAAAGTAATCACTCCATTAGAATTAATAGTATCAACAAAACCATTAACTACCTTGTATAAGGTATAGTTTAATAAAGATCCATCTTCTGGAGATGTCGTTTGTGCAACCCTATCTGAAGGTTGTATAGATATATCTGTATATCCAGGATTAACATTATTAAAAGTAATTTGAGCGTCAGCAGCAGCACCAGTAGGCCCTTTAAGTTTTACCCCTACAAGCTCTAAAAGCTTTCTTACGCTATTTCTTTGTTTTGCTGTAGCTAAAAAGTTTTCATTAGCAAGCATGTCCGCTTTCATAGACATTACTGCTCCCATATAAGCTACAAGCTCAATAAACATTACTCCTAAATCAGATTCAATAAAATACTGATAATCAAGAGGATAAACAGATTTTATATATTGAATTAAGGACTGCCTTAGACTTAGAAAATCTGTAGCAGCAAAGTTAATAAAATCAGGCTTTTTATTATTTGGTATATTAACTAATTTTAAGAAGTCTGAACTAACTGCTCCAGAAAAATTCATGATATTAATACCTCTACGTCAAAAACTTTTAGATAATCTTCACT